TTAACCGATATGACTCGCACATCCCTTATGCTGACCTCGCGCTTCCGGTCGATATAGATAAGCTGCACGACTTTGCCAACGTACTCCTGCATGACAACACCGCCTCATAAGAACATTTGTTCTTATTATAACCAAACGTATGTTCTTCATTCAAGTATAAAGAAAGCCCAGAAATTATTCCTCTGAGCCTTCATTTTCAATCAATAAATTAATGTCCTTGATCTCAAGTACCTGCATAATCTTCTCGAGATTTTCCACAGACCAGTGTTTCGCTTTATTCTTAGCCATATCATCAATAGTGTTCCATCTGATTCCAGTCAATTCACTAAGCTGACGTGTGTTGTACTGCTTTTCGGACATTAATTTATCCAGTTTTAGTTTAAGCACGCATATCACCTCAATAAAAATATACACCAAAATACAAAAACAATCAACTATTTTCGTTGACATTCAACTATTTTCGTTGTATAATAAGAATATAAGGAGGTGAGAAAATGAGACAAAAGAGAAAGAAGAAACGCGATGACGAACTGAGAGACGACATCATGCTAATGATTGCACTCACTAGCGTGATCATCTCAGCCGTCGCCCTTATCAGAGGGTGGTAATCGCAAAGGGGAAGTCACCGCAAGGTGGCTTCTCTCCCACACACGATAAATCCAAAGGGTGCGCTTCTTCTTTCTCAACATTATACCACGAAAGGGTGAAGGATATGAAACTGAAACTTGCGTATTGGTTTAGCCTGACTGCTCTGATTATCAGTGTTGTTGCCCTAATCGTGACCATCGCTAAACTATAACCCGCCTGACGATGGCCTGCTGCGGGGCAGGCCGAAACGCTCCCCTTGTTAGGAGAGCGTCGCGGAATTTCCGCTACGAGCTGGTGTTGCAACACTGGCCTTTACATAGATTGTTCTTTGACAACAAGATAAGCAGCTCCCATTATACTGCAATGACTCCAGCATTCTTTAGGCAGCGGTAGACTGGAACATCAACCATTAAGACCTGCATTACTCCGCTCTCACGATCCCAAATAATATACCTTTTCTCGAGCAATTGCTCGATCGCCGGCATTATCATATCTTTTGACTTTCCTGATAATCTCATAAGCCGATCAACATCAAGCCTATTCGCTTCGGCTCTATATAAGTCAAACAGCATTCGTAAAACTCTCCGAGCATTATCGTCCAACCGATTATTATTTTTTAACATTTTACCCACTCCTTAATAAGAGCATTTGTTCTCATTATATAAGAACTAGCGTTCTTATTTCAACGAATAAAAAACCGGCCTATTGGCCGGATATTAAAATCTTGAAACATCAACTACCTTTAGTCACGTCTTTATCGAACAAGTCACGAAGTATCTTTGGCACTTTAGTTTTATTTGATCTGGCAACGAAGCCAACAATTCTCCATGTATATGTTGAAAAAATCCATGCAATTATTATATAGTAAAGGCCAGTTGCTATAAAAGTTGTAATGTCTTGCGCAGCCGAAATGCCCCTTAAATATTCACTACCTTTAATGAACGCAATGATACTTAAGAAATTCGTTATAAACGTCAAAAATTTTGCTTGTATTTTTTGATCTTTCTCGGCTCCTGGCTTAATATTACCGGGGATCATTCCTAAGATTAGGTCAACAAGAGCAAATATAATCAAACCATTTATGAGCCCTAGAACATCAGGACCAAGCCAAGCAGTGACTGCAGCGAATGCAGCAGTGATTCCTAACTTTATTGGGTTAACGGTGACTGTATCAGTTAAGTCATCAGCATAGAGCCGAATAAAAGTAGGAGAATGATTCATTAGTCTGTGCCCCCTTTTTTCCAACTTTTCACTGCTCACGCTTAATTTATAGTATGCAGATTCCGCGAAAATAGAAACAGAAACAGCATCTGAAAGTTCAAGCGACTTGATCTTACTTGAGTCTGCATCCTCGAACTTTTTTTGATAGCTAAAATCCATTATTTCAGATGGGGCAAATGGATCCCCAGAAAAGAATTGAACTACACCCTTTTGATCAAGCATATTTTCTCGGTTTCGAGAGTTTCCTGAATTTATGCCTCTACTATTAATCTGAGCCAAACGCCCTTCAAGGCCATGACCAGAAACATTATTACTGATCTGTGATGTTGTAATTGTATTACTCACAGTTTGAGCTTGTACTCCTGCAGAGCCAAATAAAAGTGCACCCGACACAGCACTTACAATCATTATCGATTTCAGCGCTGATATATTAGTAGTTCTCGAATATTCTACCTCTTTTATATCATTTTGTGGTGCAGGGTCCGATGAAGGGATTGTAACTTTAATTATACTACTACCAATTATTTCAACTGATGAGTTCACAGTTTCTCCTTACCATAAACTGGTATAGGAAACTCCCCTAATGATTTTCCATTCAGAATCACTTCTGATTTATATATCCCCTCGACCCGGAAAGCAATATTTCTAAAATCCATCTGAACAATAACTCCTTGCGCATGTTCTGGCATATTGTTTCCTGTAAGGTTTGGACCAACGTTGATTTGTACATTACCACTATCTATTAATAATTGCTCATTAACAGGACTTTTGAAAATAAACTGTAATTCATGGTTTGAGTTTTCTCTTAAATCCATTATTCCGTAAGTAACTGCGAAAGAGAAATTACCGGGTATAAACATTGGTGAGAAGTGAATTAAAGGAGTTACAATCGTTTGTTTAGGACCATTAGGACCTAACTCTGTTTGTACACTATCACTATAAACAAAAGTAGAAACATAAGCCATATGTATACCTATCCCCCTGCAAATTAAAACACTACTCTTGTTAATCAACTACTATTAACATAGAGGTGTATTTAGGTTCATTCTACTATAACAAAAAAAAATTACAATATTTTCTTATGAAATACTTACAATGTTCTGAAACCTTTAACATTCTAGCTTTTCAATGGATATTGCATGCAACGTCAAAATAAAATCGTTTGGATAAACAAATAAAGCCCACCGACCATCAGGCCAGTGGGCTTCATCTTATTATTTAATATCTACACACTTACCCCGCCCATTGCCGAAACCTTGGGCCCTCAGCGATAGAGCAATATTGCGCCATCCTTCTTTTGTTGCAACAGGCTCAGACATTAGGCCGCCCAGATCATCACTCCCAAATTCCTGCACAAACCATGTAGGTGCCTCTATGCGTCCTACAGCGGCTGCCAGTGCTTTTGCTTGGGCTTCAATCTCTTCATTCTGTTTGCGTACCTGCTTTTTTAGATCATCCATTTCTTTGCGTTCTTCAGCCGTCATTGGCTCACCCTCCTCCATTTTATCGACTACACGCTGTTTAAACTCCTGCCAGTCCGCCCAGCTGCCACTGTTGTACATCAAGCGCGGGCAAATCTTACCGCTCCAGTCATAGTGCCGGCGTAGCCTATCCACGCCCCAACCACGCTCCCGCAGCATGTCAGCAACCAATTGGACAACGCTGTCCAGTGTCTTGGCATAATCGCCGCTCTCGCATATCTCGATACCGATGCTGGTACGGTTGCCACTTGCTACGCCGCTGCCGTCGCCGGCATGCCAAGCATTTTCGTTAAGCGGTATGCACTCGATTGCTCCGTGTTCATCGACGACGATATGAAAGCTGGCTGTACGAGCATTTGCCGGGTTGGTTAGGTTACCTCTTTCCCCTTTAGCCGAGCTCGACACGTTGCCGGTGTTGTGAATAGTGATCGTTGTCGCAGCCATCGAATACCCCGGACGGCGGTTGTACGCCGTATTTTTAGGGATATGGTCGATAATATATTTAACCGACATCGCTCTCATCCTCGCTGCCGTATCCTTGCGCGTCGACATGAGCTTCGGCAAAGATATAAGCAACAACGCTGCCCGCTGCCGTGATAAGACTTGTAACCTTCACAGCAACCTCTTCGCCGGCTCCCACTAAAACAATAACGCTGGTAGCCATAGCGGCCACCAGCGCCCAAAACTTACGACTTGCTAGTTTACGTTTCCAATTGGTCATCTTAATCATCCTCTCCTATTAATTTACTAGCCCGCCAGCTAAAACAAAGCCTGCTGCAGCCACTAACACCGCGCCTACTAGCGTGCGCCATAACCAGCGCTGATTATCTTCAATCTTATTAAGCCGGTGGTGCGCTGACTTGGCTTGTTCGAGGGCTTGTACAGCTGTTTCGTTCGCATTGATAGCTCGATCAAGCTTCTCATCCATGCTGTCTACTACTGTTTCTACTTTGGTCAACCTTTGCAATATCTCAGTTTGCATGTCCTGCACAGCTCCTCACCCCTTGATTATCGTTATCTTTTTCTCATCTTGATTCCAATCAACCGAGCAACCAAAAAGCTCCCCTATATCCCGTACGCTCACTAGTGTTCGCCACTGGGACAAAATTGGAGGTGCTTGCAAGGCTACAGGCACGCCGTTACGCTTCGCGACTGACGAGCCAATCCAAAGCTCCAAGATATCGCCAGCAGGCTTAACAGGCTCTACAGTAATCTCAGGCAGCCGCAGCAGCCCCCAGCCTGTCCGCTGGTCGTACCCAGGCGCTTCCATATCCTCCGAGTTATCCTTGACGAAATTAAATACCTCATCAAATGACGGCTTACGCTTGTGCTGCTCATAAAAACGCTGCTTGTACAAAGCTAGTAACCCTACAACCCAAGGTAACGCAAACGATGTGCCGCTATCGGATCTAAAACCGCCGCTACTCTCGGAAGGAATCATCACCCCATCGCTAAAGCCAACAGTATCGAGATGATCGCCGTAAGCGTCATAAGAGGAGTAGCTGCACCATTGCGGCCCCTCGACGCCCTGCCACAGCATCCACTTGGCAGCAGCTACGCTTATCCAGTTAGGCTTACGGGATTGTGTACTGAGGCCAGCCGAGCCGCTGTTACCAGCCGAGCAAACAAACACCGTGCCGGCTGCCATGGCCGCAGCCTCGAGCGCATTATCGGTTGAATTGTACCATCCACCATCCTGCGAGTAATTGTAGAGATCGATGCCGTTGTCAATGCAATACTGTAGGTTTTGCGGCACTGTGCCGCTAAGCAGATAGATCTCGACATCGGGTGCGACTGCTAGGATGTAATCGATAACGCCCTGCATATGGGTATCATTGTTGCTTCCGAAACGGCCTCCATGAACATCAAAAACCTTCCCAGCATATCTAGGAAGGTTTCGTACTGTTGTCCCCGCCACCTCGTGGACGGCAACCTTTATGCCTTTTCCAGTATAGCCAGCAGCTCGCCATTGATCGACGCGGCAGTAAACTAATTCCTTTTCATTCATCCTCCATATGCCTCCCCGGTAATCGTTTCATACTGCCCGGTTGTGATTTTGTTGCCAACAACAAAGGTCGCTACATTTTCGTTATTGTAGCGACCTGCATCGTAATGACGTTTTACAATTGCGTACCAATCCATTTTATAGCACCCCCTTGCCTACAAGCTCAAGCAGCAAATTAGCTTGCTCTGTCTCTGCTTGTTCAAGCCGGATTTGCGTATTAATTAATTCGAGCGCTAGCATAGCCGCCTCCGCCTCTGTCTGCTCCTGCCGTATTTGTGTATTAATTAGCTCGAGGGAAAGCATGGCTGATTCGTCCTCAAGCTGCTCAATGTGAATCTGTCCAGCGGACTTTTGTGGCTTGCTGGCTTCGATCTCTTCGGCTGTCGGTTCTCTTTCGATGATATCAACCAGCTCATTGTCTGCGAAAAGAAGGTCGTAATATCGGGTAGCTGCTATCTTATCGGCAAGCGCCTTGCCGTCATCCGTTGACTCATCAATAAAGTAGCTGTTGGGATATGTCTCAGCTGTATGCCATTCGGCGCGCTCCCAACTACCGTCTGCATGTACAATCATAATTTGCCCTCCTATCTAAAAGCGATATAGTGATAAGTCCCGCCATTTTGATTAGTAGCTGCTTGCGATCCCGCATAAACTATAAAGCCGCTTGTTGTAGTTGACAGAGCCGCACCGCTACCATTATTGACATCTGACCCTGTCACAGCTAATCCACCATACATAGAACCACCCACATCGCGCATTGTACCGTTTTTAGAAACTACAAAAACCGCTGCAGGGGTAAAAGGCAGGGATATTATTCGGGATGCAGCCCCGTTTCCAGTGTACGTTCCTGAGGCATATGGCCTCGCATTTGCTGCAACGCTTTGGGCGAAGGCTGTCGTGGCAATTTGAGTGTTATTCGTAGAGGCTGCAGCAGTTGGTGCGGTAGGGGTGCCAGTCAGGGCAGGGCTTGCTAACGGAGCTTTCAACGCATCTGCAGTATCAACATAACCCTTTGTAGCCACATCGCCTGCAGCGGAAGGAGAAGCAGCTTGAGCGCGTCCGTTAGCATCCCTAAGCATTAACCTGCTGGCCGTAGGTGCACTTGTAGCTCCATGAGGAGCTGTATCCAAGATATGTGTGTTGATAGACCCTTGAGCTGTATCAGCTAGGGTATGAGCATCTTCTATCCCCTTCTCAATTTTATTAAGCTTCTCTGCGCTGATACCCGGCGCCGCCCCGTTATTCCAAGCAGTTTTAATATAAGCCATACCGTGATCACCCCCTCGTTATCGTATCTGTGCGCCGGATCGTCCAGCTTTCTAAGTTTGTCTTTTGCCTATGGTAAAGCACACGAGCGACCATTATGCCGCTGCCGGACGTTGTAGTGGAGCCAGCTCCCGCAAACCATCCGATCTCCTGACACTCAAAGTTATTAGCTTCAAAATCGGCAACAAATAGATCAGTAAATAGTTTGCCGGGCTGCGTATCGTTGGACTGAGCGGTCACAATTTTTCGAAAACGCTCATTTTGCAGAGCTACTTGTCCGGCCGCAGTAGGCGCACTGCCGTCGCCCAAAGCGACATACTTAATTTCACCATCCGTTATAGCCCCGGATAAAAGATCCCGCATCATGTTGAGCCCGGCGTCCATAATCATATTCGGCCTGACCTCTGTTCGCTCGATCTCGTTCCCGGCGATGTCGTTTATGATGACTTCCCATTTTCCAATCCAGCCGGTCGATTCATTTGTCAGCATGGGTATAAAACCTCCGATGGGTAAAGATTTTCAGAAGGGATTGGGCAGGCGTTAACCGTTGTGGCCGAGGTCTCCTTCCATCCGAAGCCCTCATCAACTGTCGCAATAAATCGCTCGACTGGATCATCGTCATTGCCACCGCCCTCAAGGTTTGAAAGACGGCGGTCTAAGGACTTAAGGACATTAGTTAAGGTTCGCTCCGGGCTCTCGAGTTCCAGTCGTCTTGATACAACGCCTGTGTTTGCCTGAGATGCATAGGAGACTTCTCTAATCTGCAGATAGCTATCAACATTTAGCTCAGGAACCTCCACTTTAACGACTTCGCCCGCTCGGTAAACACCGCGGAATGGTTCGATGCTGCCAGTCATAACAGGCTGGCTGTACTTGCCAAGGTACCGCAGCCCGATCTCCAAAGCGATTTCACGGTCAGTAGTGTTCACTGTATAGATGTCCTCGAATATACCGTATTTCTCTTGCGAATTTGGTTCTTCTAGGAGCAGCTTTATCGGGTATTCATAGCGATACGTAATAGTACCGGTACCGCTCGTAAGGAGATCCGGAATGAGCAGCTTTTCAGAAAAGTTAAGCAGAAAGTCAGTCGTTCCAATCGGCGTGATATTTTGAATGCCTACTGACCTCTGCACTCCGTCGACAATCACGATAACACCCTCCGTGGTAGCTCGCGGTGTATAGTAAAGTGGTATGGGTGTGCTGCCAACTGTAATAGGCTGCGAATAATTGTCCGACAAGGCTTTACCGCCTTTTACCCATAAACGATTGACCAACTTGCTGCTGTCGGGCTTGAGCGATGCTGTGCCGCGTTTGAAGTTGCCTGTCTTAATTATGTTTGGATTAATACGCCCGCCCGGCTTAAAAAAGTTAACCTTAAGCGTGTGATCGATAAACCACTCATAGCCAACGATCTGGCATATTTGCTCCATCGCATCCCATAAAAAAACATCTCCAAAGCGTATGGAGATGACTGTGGGGCAATCCTCTATAGCAAGATTTGACGCCCAAGGCACATAGTCGGTAAAAAGCTTATTGACGATAAAATCAACCCGCTCGCCCGCGAAACTTTCTGTGACGATTATTTTCTTTGTGCGGGCTGTGTAGTCTGGCCCATCGAGTTGTATGGATCTGATATTTGCGTCCAAAGCCTTGGCAGGGTTAAGCACCCAGCCCCGAAACTCATAACCATCTTGGTTGATTTGCACATCTGACCCGATGGGAAAAGAATCGATCAGATTGCTATTATTATTACGCATCGTGATGCTGTATTCTCCGGACCGGTCAGATGAGCTGTGCCGAACGGACACACTGTCATATAACCTAATCTGATACGCGGTACCATTTGGAGGCGTGACCATAATCGAAGTTCGCTGTTTATCCATTAGAACACGCCTCCAGTTGATAGACCAAAATCCTTAGCCAGCATGCGACTGATTTTCGAGACAAGCCTATCCTCGTCAGATGGGCCATTAAAACTATTACCGCTGATTTTAAGGTTAATAACCGTACTATTTCCGCTGCTAGCAACAGCCGCCGGAGAAGCAGCGACGGCAGATAGGTCTGGCATTGCCGCACCAGCTACAGTAGCTGTCGCCTTTTTCACGGCATCGAGTGAGCCCTCGATTCCCTCTGCCAGTCCGATGCCTGTCCACTCACCAAGCTCCATCGTAACCCTTGAAGGCGAGTTGATATCGAGCGCCTTCTTAATACCGTTTGTAATCGAACCTGCGACCTCTTTAACCTTATCCTTAATATTGTTCATCATGCTGCTGATACCGTTAATAAGACCTTGGATAATGTCAATCCCGAGATTTTTCATTTTCTCAGGCAACTCTTTTAAATAGGTGACGATGTTCTCAAAATGTTCTTTTACATTGTTGACGATCTCGGTTGTTTTATCTTTTATCGATTTTACTATTCCGTTCCAGGCATCGATGAAAAACTTGTCGATTTTATCCTGCCAACCCTGCAGCTTGTTCCTGTACTCCTCCCATTTTTTAAGGACCTCCCCTGTTTCCCAATCAATGAGATCTATATGCTCACCTGACTTTTCCTTAGCAGCAGTTAAAATGTTATCGTGCATCTGCTGTGCAAGATTGACCGTCTCATCCCTCTGCCGCTGTGCATCCTCTATTAATCGCGCAGCCTGCTCCGCTGAGATGGCCCCAACCTCGTCTCGCTGCCGGATAATCTCTTTAATTACATCATTGTATTGTTCCTCTGCAGCCGCAATCGCCCCATCACGCTGAGCTACACTATTTCGCACGACCTCCGCTGCCTGGATTGCTGACAGAGTTGACGCATTTGCGTTCATGCGCTCCATGATGGCGCGCTGCTCCAGTTCATTTTCACTTAGCACCGCTATTCCCGTATCGACCATAGCCTGCTGTATTCGTGTTATCTCAGCAGTTTCGTTCCTCGTCAACGCACGCCGCTCTTCGCTGGCCATATTCATGATTTCGGCTATTCTAGCCTGTCCTTCGTTTATCGCCTGCGCTCTTTCTTCCTGCCCTTTGCGTACTTGCTCCAGTGCAGCCGCTTCCTCTTCATCAGTGAGAGCGGAACTGTTAGCAAAAAACTGTTCGAGCGTTTCTAGCTGCTTTGCATGATCTGCTTCCATGCCGGCAATTATTTGATCACCCATTGCATCAAATGTGTTAATGAGCTCTGCTGACATTTCCTTTGTGACGGTTTTCCCAGCCCAAGTTAACTCGTTTAGCGCCAGCGTTGCTTTATCGTTAAGGTCGAAAAAAGCACCCACGGCCTGTTGAGTACTCTCTGAAACCTCGTCGCCAAAACGTTGAATTTCAGGAATAGCATCCTTTTTGAGATGTTTATAAAGAGCAATTCCGCCGACTGTTAAAGCTGCTACCGCTGCGACAACCAAACCAATAGGGCCCGTCATTGCTGTAAAGGCTGCGCTTAAAACTGCACTCGCTCCCCCAGCCGTTGCGATCGCCGCTGATAACGTTCCAAATAGTGACACAATAGTTCCGATTGATGATATCAACGAGCCGATGACAACAATAACAGGACCAATCGCGGCCGCAATTCCGGCGATTGCAAGAATCACTTTTTGCGATGACTTGTCCATAGCAGCAAACTTTTCCACCCACGGCTGAATGGCCTTTACTATGTCCATGATGATGGGGAGCAGAATATCGCCAATCTGAATCGCGAGATCCGTCACTTGGTTCTTAAACATTTTTAGCTTCGACTCAGTCGTTCCGTATCTTTGAGCGACCTCATTTGTTAGCGCCGTATTTTCTCTCCATGCATCGGTAGACGTCTCAACAGCTGCAGACAATAGGTCGGCCGCGCCAGCCATACGTAGCAATGTATCCGATTCACGTATGCCACTTATTCCAAGCTTGCTAAGAATTGACGTTAAGTTTTGCCCTTCACTACTTGATTGACTTAATCCCTTAACAAAAACATCAAGAGCCTTAACAGGATCGGATTTAAACGCTTTTGTAAAATCATGAGAGCTCATCCTAGCGGCAACAGCAAAATCATCAAGTTCCTTTCCGCCTTCGCCGACGGCAGATTGAATCTTTTTCAGAATTGTCGTCATAGCTGTACCACCGGCTTCAGCCTCTATGCCAAGTGATGACATGGTAGCAGCTAAAGCGGTAATCTGCGCCTCCGACATGCCTATCTGTTTCCCCTGCGCAGCCAGCCTTAGGCTCATAGCAACAATCTCGCCTTCAGTCGTAGCCATGTTATTTCCGAGAGCTACAAGGCTGGAGCCGAGCTTATCAAAATCACCCTGAGACATTTGCGTGATGTTAGCGAACCGGGCGAGTTGTGTTGCCGCTTCTTCGGCAGACAAGTTCGTCGCCTCACCCAATCCGATCATGACCTCGGAAAATTCGAGTATGTTTTCTTTTGCTATGCCTAGCTGACCGGCTGATTCAGCTACTGCCGCAATTTCTGTCGCAGCTGCAGGCATCTCTTTCGACATTTTGCGGATTCCGGATTCTAGCACCGCGAATTCTTCTTCTGTGGCGTCTACAGTCTTTCGTACCCCAGCGAACGCCGATTCAAAATCAATGGCGGCTTTAGCGGACAGGGTACTGAGAGCGACTATTGGCGCCGTTACCTTCAGACTCAAAGACGACCCAATGCTCTTCATCTTGTCGCCGACTTTTGTCATTTTTGCCCCGGCATTTTCCAACTCATTCCCGAGTTTTTTCCAAGGATTCGCAGCGAGCTCCGCCTGTTTCCGCTGTTCTTCAAGCTCTTTATTTACTCCATCAAGCTCGGTTTCTAGCTTGTTGTAAACGGTCTGGGCTTTGTTAAGTTCAGTGGCTAATCGTTGCGTTTCGGCAGCATCCGCTCCCTTTGTAGCAGCCGAGTCTTGCAATGACTCATTCAACTTGTTGATTTTCTGCTGCTGGAGCTGCATCTGCTGATTCAGGGCATCGGTCTTTGCCTTAAGCTGCTCCTCAGTTGATCCGTAACCTTTAAGCGCAGTTGATGCCTTTCCAAACTCCGACTCGACAAGCTTCATCTGCCTGTTAATCTCAGCCATGGACTTGTTAAGGCCAGTATCGTCAAAGGATATACGGGCGACCAGGTCACCAACTTCGATATTGTCTGCCATCTATTTCACCTGCCTTTATAGCCATCCAATTTCGTCAACTGGTGTGACGCGGTTTTTCTTCTCGTTTGTGTGCTTTATCAACTCAAAATAAAAAAGGATGTCCATGCCGTCGATCTCAGGCAATGTCATCCCTTGTTTCATTAGATTTATATAGAGTTCTTTGACACTAACCATTGGATCAGCGTCAGAACTTAGTTTGGGTTCTCAGTACCTGTCGAGCCTAAAGCATCCGAAGCTCTACCAATTATAGAATTGATGTATTTTAATATCGTATCTATCATTTTACGAGAATCAATGCCGTCTTCAAATTCTTCTGGCGAGAATTGATTTCCGAATACTTCAGAAAAGAATCCGTATACTTCTGTGAGAGTTTCAGGCTCTCCTCCTTGTTCTTTCATCAATTTTTGTATTTCTACGGTTCGACGGAACATTCTTCCGCTAATAAAGTCCTGTTTGAACGTTTTTGTTGTGCCATCTTCCTGACGCAGAGAAATTTGTAACATAATCATTACCTCCAAAATAAATTTAGGCGGGCCGAAGCCCGCCTTTCCCTTAAGGTTCTACTGGCGTACCATCATATACGCTTGAAAACCAGTTTGTAATTACTGCAGCCGGCACACCTTCGTCGTCGCTATCTACGCGATCACGCCATTTATTATCAGAGTCGCGAGGGATGAAAAGTGCAGAAATCGTAGGCGTTTGGAAGGTTGGGCTATCCTCCTTCGTCTGGTATTCCTCGTCTGATAACTGGAATTTGCCTTTGTAAAACCAAAAATAGCGATAGGCTCCATTTGCCTTGCGGCTCCGCCAGCCTATTGCTACATAAGGTGCTACGTCCGTAGACTTTTGCGACAGTACGCCGTTTTCGTCTATCGTAGCCCCGAGTAAATCCGCCATTTCCTCGGCCGTAAGATCCTTAACACCGAGCTCGATTTCCACGTCCCCCATCGACGTCGCAACCTCATCAGCCTTGTCGTCACCGTACAATGTCGCACTGTTTACGGTAGGCGTTACGGTTCCAGACATCACAGAACGGATTCGTTTCGGTGTTGCATATGTTTCTGTCGTCTCATCAGTCATTTTCGCATAATAAAGCATGTCCATACCGACGCGTGCACTTCTCGGTTTGTCTGCCATTGATTCATTCCTCCTCAATTAAAAAAGCCCTGCGGTATCGCAAAGCCTTGTGATAAACTTTGATATCTGGTTCGTAAAGATCGGGCGCGCTTGTCCGCGCCCAGCCTTGTTGCTTCATGGTTTTGTCAACCTCTCCGCTAATCGCAGATGTGCTGCCTAAGCTCCAAACATCGATCTGTAGTCGCACATCAGACGCATAAGCCGAATCGTCAGCAAAATCGCTATCGGAGTTGTCCAACTCAAAAAATGTGATGCGCGGAAACTCCTCGGCATTTGGCGCAGCGAGCTGATAAATTCGTTGACCGCCGAGTAATGCGGAAAGATCTGCATTATTTATCAGCGCTGTACGTATTCCAGCCTTAACATCGGTGATCATCCTCTCAGCCCCTTTCGCACTTCTTCTGCGAGTATGCGCAGGCTGTCATCCTTGCTTGCTAAAAAGCCTGGCTCGATATATGGCTCAGCATGTTGCTTGCTAGTCCCAAACTCCACAAAGTGAGCACGCCAAGCCACTTTTTTGTTTGGTCCGATCTGCACATATTTGATACCATCCTTACGCCGCACATTGCTGACTACGATGTTGTCCTGCAGGTGATATTTTCGTGAGAGATTGGAGCGCGCCGCGCGCTCCCGCATAGCATTTGCCATTAGTTCGCCGGCTACTCGTAGCGCTTTACTCTCCACTCTAGTGACTGCAGATTCGCTTCGGCGCCGTAGAGCCGAAATCAATTGGTCAATTCCACTAAACTCAATACCACTAGCCGCCATTTATTACCTCGCCTTCGCATGTCAATTCAGTAATTTCATGGTTTTTTCGGTATGCTCTAATGATTGCGTACACTTTCCCGCCGTGCGAAACCTTCAATTGGTCATCATATTCAAAGCTCCTAACTTCAAACATAATAACCGGCTTTCTCCCGGAGGATGCCGCTTGATAAAACTCTGATTGCCGAACTGATTTGATTCGAGCATACACCGAAGTTGACAGCATAATTGGTTTCGAGATTCCTTCCTCATCCGTTTCATAGGACTCGCTTATTAGCTCGATTACATTATCCCATGACACTATCCACCACCACCCGAATGGATAATTAAATTATGGAGACGGAATTGAAGATGTCTAGGGACCGCGCCGTCACTGTCGCGGCTTTTATAACGCCAGTCCGCGTAATCGACAATAAACATAATGTGCGCAGCATCATCTGGGTCAAGAACAATCCCCTTTTCTTCAGTTAATTCTCGAATAACGCCCTCAACCATGAATTCTAAAAAGGAGTCCCGAACAGTCGACATTATCCCCAACGATTGTTTTAAGAGACTGACTATTAACGCTACGTCCACCCCATCGCCCCCTTGATGGCCGCTATAATATCCGCTTTCAGCATGGTCGATGTCAGCCCCTCGACACCATGATCAGAAGCGAACAGTAATAGCTCCGTTTTTGTCATGGCATCAAGATCGGGCTGCGTCTCAGGGGTTAAGCTGAAAGCTGTTATTCCCCCGCTGGTTCTTCTTCTTCGTCATTGGCAGTATCCGGTGCAAACGCGATTGACGTTTTCGGTGCCGCTCCGGATATGTTCATCGCTACGAAGCCTTGACCAAGGATCGGCTTACCATCATAGCGTGACGTAGCTTTGTATACGGTATTGTCCTGGATGAACTGAACATGTTCTGATACCGCAAATTGCGCTCCAGCGCGTTCAGCCAGCAGGTACTGCGAACCGTAACCGCCGACAATGTCGCCATCCGCCATGAACGGAAGAATAACAATTTCTCCGCCGATTATAGGCATTGTGTTGTTAATGCTGGAAACCAAAGCACCCGCGGCATTGAATTCAACCAGTTTAGCTTGAATTTCGGTGTACGTTGTGTCGTTCATCGCCCAGAACTTGCCGCCGTTGCCATAGTTGGACTTAGCTTTTCCGCTGAAACGAATTAAATTAGCGAATTGTGTTTTTGCATCAGCACCCGCTACTTGGCCAATGTTAGAAGTTGAAAGGTTCACCCATGTCGGGTAGTTCGCTCCCCAGTAGGCGGGCTGCGCTGTTTCTGCCAACCTTGTCACGATACCGATCGGCATCTTCACGCCTGTACCGTACAGAATTGCCTTATCGACAGCAAGACCAAGCGCTTGACCGAGGGCGTCAAAAATTTCGTTACCGAGATTGAAATCGGAGTCCTCCAGCAACGCGTTGCATACCGGGATGAACCCACCAACTTTATAGCCATCCGTTTCAACCTGATAGAATCTGAGATCCAGTTCATTCAGTGTTGCGCAGGCTTCCGTCCAGATCGCTTCTGGTATATCACCCACGATATTCGTACGAGATGTTCCAGGGATCGCACGAAGGTTGACCTTCGAGATCAATTTCGAATAACGATGTAGGTTGTCTCGGATCAGACCAAGTACGATGTCTGGAATTCCAAGCTCGCCGCCCTGCACACCGCGTTTCTTCAGATTGGTTTCTTTCGGAATATCGCCCGAACGGATTTTATCCAAGAAGCCTTTAACCTCTTCTCGTTGGATAATTGTCTCCGCTGCGCTGCGCTCCATGCCTTTGAAAAAGCCCTTATTTACCTTCATTCTCATTTCGCCTCCAACTTGGTATTGATTTCTTTGTTCCGGGCTCGGTGCCGGCGCCGGATTATTGTTAGGTTCCTTGCTATTAAGCTGCCCTAGCTCGCCTTCAAGGGCAGCAATCTCGGTTTCAAGATTGCCTTTGTCCTCATTCAGCTTTGTTTGATCAGCTTCGTGCGCTGCGATCTCTTCCTCGACTGCAGCAATCTCCTCATCGGTTTTTGCTTCCTCGATCGCCGCCTCAAGTTCAGCGGATCTAGTCGTCAGTTCCGCCTCTCTTTGCTGCAGTTCTTCCAGTGAAGCTTTACGCTGCTGGATCTTCCTCGTAAGCATTAATTGTTTAAGTGCCATTACTTTTTCAACCTCGCTTTCAGATTTTGTTTACGCTGCTGCAATTGCCGCTCGCGGTGTTGCTCAACCTCAGCCTTACGTGCCTGTACGCCTGTATCAGCGTAGGCCGGGAATGTGACGACGCTGACCTCGTGCAGATCGATCTCACAGATGGTCCATTTGACTGTTCCATCATCACGCCAGTCAGTCTCTTCGCGGACGATGTTAAATCCAAAAGAGCATTGATCAACATCTCCACGCTTTACGCGGGCATACAGATTCATCGCGTCCACGTCGTCGGGATTAATCTTGACGTGTCCCCAAAGACCGTGAGAATCAACCTTGAGCTCCAACGTGCCCGCTTTGTTGCGGCCAAGGACAAACATCGTTTCGTGATTAGCCAGTGCTCGAATGTCATTGCCCATCGTGTTATTAAAAGCGTCCGGTGCGATCTCTTCAAAAGCTCCGGGCCAAAGCTCGGTTTGCCGATTAAATACCGCAAAATAGCCTTCGATGATAAGGTCGTCGCCTTCGACTGCCCGCGTTTTGAGCTGTGACTTCAAACTTCGTGTTTGTTTTATCCCCCTATCCACCGCCATCACCTCCTTGATTTAGTTTCTTTTGATCGCCGATCATGCCCGCTGGGATGTAATTTTCCAATATGACTCTTTCATCCAATCCCTCGTGCGGTGAATCTCCCAACCAATTGCGCACCTCGTTACCTGTGTAAAGGCCACGAACATAAAGGTTGCTGCCGACTTCCGCCAACTCCTTAAGGTCGTAGGCGTAAAGGCTGCGCGGGTTAAACTTGAAATATAGATCCGAAGCAAAAAGCAGTTTGCGCGTAAGCTCCTGAACGATACCCTGTGCGAGCGGAAGAATGCGCGTGTTAATAAAGGCGTTGTACTCGTCCTTTTTAAAATCTCCGACGCCAACAAAAAAAGCCGGCACCCCGATGATGCCCGCCACTGTCCGCTTATCTAATTGCACTGCGTCGTTTATCGCCAAGTCCGCAAGGGACAAAGGCCGTACTTGATCAACCTTGATTAGTTCAGAAGGGACTATCCATGGCTTGCCGCCGCTTGTCTCCGAAACGTATTTTTTAAGAATCTCGTCGCGCCCCTCTGGGCTTGATAACTCTTCTGTCATCGCATCAACCGAGATAATGACGCTAGGCTTCCACTTGTCCGACATAAAGCTTTTCTTTGTTGCGGTCGCCTGCTTTAGGTTGTCGACGATATCCTTTAACACCACCCTATAACCGCGCCCGATCCAAGGTCGTTCAGGATCGGGATTGATAACAAAGTGCAGCACTTCGTCGTGCCCATATGTCTTGCCTTGATATTTAACGTTGTATGCGTCCGAAGTGTCCTCGAAAGAAACCCCAGATGGCTTCAACGGGACCAGATCATCAATCAAGCCGTTGCGCAGTTTAGGGTAAACGACACTGTTACCGCCTCCGTCAAGCAATAGCGTATACACGATGTTATATACCCACGCCTTGCGCGTCATTAAGCTATAAGGGTTAATATCGATCTTACGCGACAACTCATTACGCACACGAATATCGCCGTTGTCAGTGTTTCGCATCAAATGGATGGTCATGGAGCTGATCAAATCAGCGATCTTATCCACGGCCATGCGCACCTCGGGGTTATCCGACAGGCGGGTGTATCCGGGAATGCAAAGCGTGTCATGGGCATCCGTGGTTAAAAACCATCCTAAGGACGGCTGGGGCGCGGCTCTTGTTTTTGTGGCCCCGCGCTTACTCCGCTTTTTACTCATCCTTGCCTCCATTCAGCCATTGGCTGGCGTTTGATGATGTTTCCATATTCTCAAGCATGCGAACGGCTGCGAACACCGAAGCGTCGAAGATATCAATACGTAGCTCTGGCATAATTTTCTCGTATTGAATCATATCATCCGTCTTTTCGATAGCGCTTACGTTCTGTAGGCAATATTCATAAGCCTGGGAACCAAGATAATAAAACTTGCCCTCTTTCGCTTTACCCTCAATTCGACGGAAGCCCTGCGACTTCTTATAAAAGTATTGCGGCTGATCCACGACCTTGAAGCCCGCCTTCTTCATGCCGATAAAGTATTCTGTGCTGAATTTTCTGTCATGACCGACTTGTTTTATTTTGAAACCTTTCTTTCTCATACCGATGAACCAATTTACTATGTCGGCGTAATTAACGACAGGACTATTGCACATCGTAAGCCAGCCGTCATCCTTCCATCCAAACAGCGGTATGCCGTCATCCTCTGCTTTCTGTGCTGCCGCAACAATCGGAAACCAAGCATGCGTGATAGTAATATCAATGCCTTGATACTCGCCATATAGCGCTGCAGCTGTCAAATCGTGAATTTTCGATAGGTCAGCACCGCCATACCAGTTAATAGGCAGCTGTACCAATTCTTCTAAAGTCCACTTATACTTTCTGTCGGAGGCCTTGAACTCGTCCAAATTAAAATAAGCCCGCATAGCGGACGTATAGACATTCAGTGATTTCGCTAAAAAATCTTTCCGCTGCTGCGGATCGTTCTGGGCTTCCTCCGCTTCCTTCATAATGTCAGCCGGCCGGATGCTCACGCCATAATTCGGATTCGCCTTCTCGTGCTCGATGGCTGACGTGTAATCGACTTCACCTTTTTCGTCCTGGTCGGCTTTGCATATAAACACGAAATAATGTTCAGCCTTCACTGAACTATTCAGTATCTTTTTACAATACTGAAATCGCTGATAGCAGAAGCTGGACATGTTATCGCCCGCAGTCGTAATGCCGATCATAAGCTTATTGGCGTATGCCTTCATCGCTTCCTTGATGATGTTGTACTGCTTCGGTTTCGTATAGGCGTGAAGTTCATCTGCTATTGCATAGTTACAGTTCAACGAATCTTGCGCGTCCGGATTGGCGGCCAGCGCCTCGATCGTCAATGAACCCTCTCCGAACTCCCCGAAGATACTGTGATTCTGATTGTTGTTCAATATCCGAAAATTCTTTTCCTCACCCATCTGTCGCAGGTTGTACAAGATAAAGTCAAAGGATTGCAGTGCTTGCCGCAGCGCAGCGCCAACTATATAAATGGTCGAACTTGATCGGATGCTTAACAACGAAAGGGCCCAAGCAAGACCGGCAGAGAACGGCGTTTTACCATTTTTGCGGGGAACGTACAGGAATGCTTCTTGATAGCGCCGAAGAATCGTACCTTTGTGAAAGAAACCTAGCAAGTTATATATGATGAACTTTTGCCACGGTTCCAATAAAAAAGGAGAGCCCCTTAGCGGCGTGCCGTCCAAGCGCTCTCCTTTCATATGCACAAAGGTTGTCTCCATGATTTCAATAATGTATTCTGCATCGGCTGGGTTAAAGTCATAAGCATCGTTCGAAAGATCGTTCAGGAAACGATTCGCCCCTTCGATCAGCTCCTTACATGCAATCTTACGGCCATCAACAATACTGACCGCATAATCCATGACCACTTCATAATTCGGATGCTTCATTTTTTCTTGCTAAGCAGCGTTGCGATTTTGGACTGCTCCGTTTTTTCTGCCGTTACTGTTTCCAGCGACTTCGGATTTAAACAGAGACGATCAGAGTACATTAAGATATCTTTACGCAATGCCTCTAACGTGGCAACCATTGGGGATTTCTTTGCCCCGCCTTGTGCAGTATCTGCTTCCACTTCAAATCCCGAATCGGCAAACCTCTCTGTCAGACGATTATACTGAGAAACCAGCTCGGCATAAATTTCAATAAGACGATCATATTGCTTTTTATAAATCCGGAGCGCCTTCATGTCCCGGATTGTTGCCCTTTTTATCACTTCTGTATCTAAATGTTTAGCTTCATTTAACATGTCACCACCTCCAAAAAAAAGTTTGTGTGGGTCGCACACTTGGAAAAGGCGCCCCTCCCCGGTCCCCGAAGGTTGAAAAATCGTTTTTTTCGAAGGGGGGGACACCCTCTTGCTTTACCGCTGTAAAGTGTTTTTCTGAAATTGGAAATTTTCAAATTCAGCTCGACGACGTTCTTGCCACGATAATCCGAGCTCAGTCAACTCATGGGTAACGCGGTCGTGCATTGCATTATGCTGCTTGTCACTGAGTGATATCAAATTCCAATCAACCAGCGCCAGCTCTGGATAAAACTCAAGCGGATAGATGTGGTGAACGGTCGTCGCCGGCATTCTTTTCCCATACCTCTTACTCTCTTGACAGAGGTATTCATCACGTCGCAGAACTCGCGCTCTTTTGCTTTTCCACTTGAGAGATTTATAGAATGACACTTCCTTCACCTCTATACATCGATATGCATAAAGAAATCGACTTTTTTAACAACTGGAAATTCTTAATTCGCCCTTGATCTTACTGGGCTAAACTCGCTTATTTCACTAAACATTTCCCACATTATTTCCTCAGAAACTGTATAATCTGCATAAGTGACGAGTTTAACATATCTTATAAAGTGTGAATGTCATGACACCAGCTGAACGCCAGTATTGACAAGGCTTTTCACCACTCATTGTAATCGAGTTTGACAATCGTTCATTATGTGAAAGTCACAGTCCAAAACCGCTCATTGCCTTGCTGTAAGACTCCTGATTTTTACCAATGTAACGCAAGGTTATGGATTCGGTGGAATGATTGAAGATGTACATGAGCAGCGCGATATCCTTTGTCTTCTCATACAAATGAAAGCCAAAAGTCTTCCGCATGCTATGTGTTCCGATTCGTTCTAGCTTAAAGTGATCAGCTGCATCCTGGAGGATCTGGTAAGCTCTTTCTCTTGTGATCGGCTTAACTAGATTGTTCTCGTCTCGTTGGCGACTCGGAAATAAATAGTCATTAGGCTGCATGTCTTTTGTGTACTCTGCGATCGCACGTCTTAACGTTGCATTGATGGGAATAATTTTCTCTTTCCCCGTTTTGCGCTCCCGGATCGGAATCTCAGTTTTCCCTCTCACATCTTTAACCCTGAAGTAAAGCATGTCCGTAATGCGGAGGCCTATGTTGATTCCCATAACAAAAAGAAAGTAGTCCCGCTCGCTTCGATCTCTTAGGAACTGCTTAATTTCTTCGATAAGCTCCGGCTTTCGAATTGGCTGTACTGTATTCAACCACTCTCACCTCCTTTATACTACCAAGTGTTTGGGATTTTGCCCTGCAGTTGTGCTAATAAAGATTAAGGATTCCTCCTCTCTCTTATTCGGCTGCCAACCGATCTGCAGGGCTGGCCGCCTCCTCTCTAATAGGTTACAAACTACATATTGAGTCAGAGGCATTTTTTGCTTTATGTGAAGCGCCTAGCGCTAGTCACCGGGATATCCCTTTGACAAATTACTCGTTTACACACTTGCCTTGTTCCGGTCCATTCGCCCCACATACAGCCGCGGCATTTTTTCGGCTGGAGCTTTTTATCCAATGTCATAGGCAACCGCCTTGTGAACCTCAACTGAATCCCGCCTTTCATTCGATATTCTTCAAACAGCCCATGCTAAATAGACGTTTTGAATAATTCCGAATTGTTTTGAGTCGCTTCTTAGGGCAAGGCATCTGAACCTCCGAGTTCCTTACGGATACCGCGCCTACTTTCCCCAGCTACTTCGTCCACTGACTTTTCGCACGACCTATTCGATTATCAAATGTGCAAATAAAAAAGGTACAGTTATAGCTGGGAGTTATTAGCTCCTTGCTACTACTGTACCTTTGTAATTAAGGCTATTTACTAGCGGTATGTGCGCGAATTGCCCGCATTTTACACGCATTTTAACTTTCAAATTCTTTTAACGTATTTGCTATCGATTCAATGCCTTTGTTGATGCGACGATCAACTGTCGATGGGTCTAAAAAACGATAGTGAATGACTACATCCTTACGACGCGCACCGTCAATAAACCGCATTTGAATTGCTCGTTTTATCTCTTGGTCAATGATTAGGCGTACTGCTCTCTCAATTGACTGTGTCGCGCTTAAATATGCATTGTAAGCTTTTTTTTGTTTTGGAGCAAGTTCCCCAATTTGCTCCAACTCAACGATAGTCGCTTTATACCTTCTATACCGAGTCAAAAGAGACTTTGCCTGCTTTATCTCTTCCTCTGTGGCTGGTTCAAAAAAGTTTAGTTGCATAGCCAACATTCCCCTCATCCTCTCTATTTGTTATAATAGAAGATGAGTGTTTCGTAGGCTTATCCGGTCCGTTCCCCAACAGATGCCGGTAAGCCTTTCTTTGTTATCCAGTTAAATCCTTTATTCCCCTTGCAGGGCGATCTTTCTATTAAGTATGAATAACCCTTAGGTACATAATTGCTAACCACTACTTTTAGTTGCCCGAACCTTGTAGTAATTACAGGCAGCTTGCTAATTAATGATTCTGGACTAACAATTAAATCAATATGACCGACTTCTTTCTCTCTTCTTAACAAAGGAATCAAGGCGTTTTCTATTATCACTAGTGCCTTTGCGGAGATCATTCATTCAATCTCCCTGCATTGCGCAATGTAGTATAAGCAATATGATGAGCTTGAGCGCCTTGTGTAAATGCTGCTGATCCAGCAAATGCTTTCATGATCTTTGTTAATCCTTGTTCTAATTCCTTAACTATGAATTCTAATTCATGTTTTTCCTTTTCTTCCTTCCTGCGTCTTACTCGATCTGTAATTACTTGAGACCGAAGCTCGACAACGCTTTTGACCAATTGCTCATTACTACCTAACTGTCCTCTCATATAGCTTCCCCCCAAGTTCCTCAATAGGCTGTTCCTCCTTAGATAGAGTGGAGAGCGCATTATTTGCAATTTTTATCATTTCATTCATTCGATCTATAACATCTCCGTATAAGGTTTCAGATATTTTGGTCAGAGCTTCCTTCATAGTTGCGTGATCGGTACGGAACCGGTGAGATTCAGATTCAGCGCACATGAGCTTAGCGTGTAAATCATCGCGTTCATCTCTAAGTTCATCGTTGTCACGTTCGGATTCTAGCAGCTCATTTTGTACCTTCTCTAGCTCGTCCTGCAGGTGTTTGATAAGCCCTTCGCGCGCCCAATATGCCTTGCTATGTTCCGATTCAGATAGCCGTTCATTCTCGTCTAGTAGCTGCCGGAGCCATGTTGGAGCGTTGGCTATTAGGTGGGCATTGTTTTCATCGTTTTCGAATGTAGTGCTTTGACCATAAAAAGTTTGAAACATTTGACACACCCATCCATTCGCGCTGTAATCCTTACGAACAGCATCTCCGATCGAATTCCACGGCCCCGGAGTTGCCTTCTCCAACGCTTCTTTTATTTGCTGGTGTAGGTTATTCATTTCTCGCCCTCCAGTCCGTTGAAGAACCAAAATCCCTGTTGCCCCTTCACTGGGATCGGATTGATCCTCTTAACGTTTGTCAACTCGTTCGCAAAGCGGCCACGCTCATACCAGCCAAAATGATACTCGTTGCTCTCTATATCCAAATATCCTACTCGATTGCCGGCGAGGGAGATTCTATCACCGTCAACGGCTCCCATCGCCAAACAATCAGATAAATTACAAGTCGCTATGATTGCTCCTGTAGGCAGGTTTTCCGCTGTGTAGCCGTGCTTTGCTAGTGTTGATTTTATCGGCTCTCGCTCGCAGGCTTCCCGATCAACGTTCTTGCCGGCATGTATCGCCAGCGGGCCTCTTATATGAGTGCGGCGGCTGCGTGTCTCAAATCGTTTTTCACCCAGTGCGATTAGTGTCGCCCACGGTTGCCTAATTGTTATTGCTCGCATTGTTTCCCCTCCCAAGTTCCTCAATATTCATCCTGTTCATCTGTATTAGCTCATGATATACTACCAATAAATACCTGTAGGCGGTGATCATGATGTCCGATTATAAAGATATTGAAACCTATAGAGATATTCGAATATTGCAGTATGATGGCGAAGACGGTTATCGGGCCGACCTTGGAACCAAACGTACAAAGCTCGTTCCCACCGTTCAGGATGCCAGGAAATTAATTGACTTCTATCACGATCACTAAGGCGTTCCGATTATGGAGCGTCTTTCTTATGTCCTTCCGTATTCATCCCGTCCGTCAGCCCCAATGCCCGTTACGCTTTAATATCTCGATCACATCGTCCGCATAAGACTCGTCAGTATTGATGACTAAATACAACGGAGCTGTATTTTTTCCCCGCGCCATCCTATCCAGCGCGATTTGACCGAGAATTAGCTGGAGAAGATCCGCATATCCAGGCGCTAAACGATCGATATCCTCGTTCTTGATAACAGTGAATTTATTCGCCATTCCTTCAAGGTTTGTCATACTCTTTGTCCCTCCTAAGTTCCTCAATATTCAAATCTGCTCGATAATATAGGCTGCTTTTGCTGTAGATTTCCTTGCAAGGTACATTTCAATGTTAAAATATGAATTTGTTCGAGCATTCAAGATGATTTCATCGTTCTCGTTTATCCCGTAAATCTTATTAATTGTGAATGGTTTACCTTTGCGATGTTCAGTAGCCCTAACGTGCCATTCGACAAACACTGTATCTCCTTTCTTTAGGGCATCGAATTGCGCTCGTTCTGATAGCATTTTTAACTTAAGCATTTAGCACCTCCATGTTCTTCAATATTCATTCAGATACTTGACGTTCAATGCTATAATGATTTTGTGATGGTGTGATGGTCATCACGCGTTCTTTTTTTCTTGGGCCTCTCCCCTACACTAAAAATTGGGAGAGGTTTATTCTTTCTGTTCATATCTGTCGAACACCATATCAAGCATCATTCTGCCTTTTCTTCTGTCATGTTGTTCCTTGATTAGCTGGTGAAGCTTCTCACAAGATGGACAGAACTCAAAGCCACCGTGATTCGTTGTACAACCCTTGCAGATTTGATTATCGCAAGTAATGTGATGACTGCCGATCATTTGTCTTTTCTCGTTCTTTGCAGATGTCCAGGCATAGTCAATCACGAAATCACAGAACTGAGTAGCAGCATTCTTTTTGCAAAAAGAGCAAGGGTACTTATGGAGTTGATGAATGCTCAATGAAGTTGCCCCCTAGAAGAAGATTCACTCTTGCCCTGCGCTTCAATTCGGCTCCTGCAGCAATTCGCCATTCAATTGGCGCCTCTGTATCGATGTACGCAATATCCATTAGCTGCAGGTAAGTTGCGGATCGCCAGTTCATATCATCAACTCCATCTGCCCGCCGATGACTTCATCCACGAATCTATAATCTTCGGGTACCCGTTCAATGGGGCCCCGGTTTACTACGCTCCCTGAAGCACTGTGCCAATCATATTTTTGATTACAATACGGGGATACAACAAACTCATGCAGTTGACCATTGAACATACCTACAAATCGATTGTCCTCGCTTAGCCCTACAACATCGATCTTGAGAGAGCAGTCTTTCAGTACGCGCTGAATCAGTTCATGCTTCGCTTCATATCCGCTCATTTCTGACTTCTCCTTTGTTTTGATAGGCGTTTAAGTTCCAGATATTCCTTGCCCCATATCCCACCTTTACGCGGCTCTATAGCACGGGCGCGCGAACGGTCAATCACCAGTAGAGCGACTTCGTCGGGATCTCGTTTAAGGTGTTTTGCTATCTCAAAGATGCATTCGCCCCGGTTCCATAATTGCTCAAATTTTATCACTTCGCTCTCGCTCCAGTAGAAGTCCATTTCTTCGCAAGCGATATAAGTGTTTAATCTGTGGACCGCCATTTTAGGCTCCTTTTGGAAAAGTGATTAACCTGCCAGTCTCACGATGGACGAGAACAATTTCTTTACTGGTATCACGTTCAACAAGCCACTGTGCCGGGTTTTTGCCGTAAAATGAAATTAGCTTTCTTTGCTTAAGCGTTGGTCGCTTGCCTTGTTTGGGCATTTGAATCACTCCTCGTCATATAGTTCTGCCAATCGATCATTAAGCAGCTCCTGCCGCTCCCATTCCAACTCATCACGCATTAATGCACATACAGCATCAGCATCGAACTCGTAATCATCCAGCATTAGTGCTCACCGCCTTCTTTTTCTTCTTGCGCCGATCTCTACCGATCATCTCGATGCCAATTGCGTTTCCGAGTATACGGCTGGCTATTGCTGGGCCCGTCTTAGGACATATAAGCTCGATACGATGTAGAGCATAATTGCTGTTTATTATCGTGACCTTGCCCGGTGTTAGGCGATTATTGAGCAAGTGGAAAAGCTTGTCCTCTGCCCAATCCGTAATTTTGCTTTTGAAGAGGTCGTCTATTAGCAGAATCGGCACATTTTGATAGCGGAACAACACATCCGATTCGCTTTCCTCCGAATCGCGTTGATACGTTGATTTGATCTCTTCGAACAGCTTATCCTCCGTGATGTAGATTGCTCGATACTTGAGCTTACTCAGCTCATTTCCAATGCAATGAGTCAAATATGACTTACCAGTCCCAACCTCACTTAAACCCCTTGGACGAGCTCTCTCAGCGTCCCCAAAAATATACATCCATGTACCAGCCGCAAGATGTTCGTCGATATGGGCCACAAACCTACGTGCCTGGTCAAATTTCGGGCGGTTCTCTTCGTCGATCTCGGCCATATCGAAGCAGCGATTCCTCTCATTCGGCTTCATGCCGGCAGTTGCGTTGTACTTTTCAAAAACCTTTTCCTTCATGCAATCGCATAATGGCGGCCTTCCTGTAGCTGGATCTACCTTGATGCGCTCGGAAATGATTGGTCTGCCATCTGAATAACAAGAGCCTGTATCATACCTCTCGATGACGTTTATCGTACCGGTATCTTGACAGATAGAGCACTCATGCAATGATAAAGTCGTCGACGTCGGCTGCTGAGATCGCAGTTCCATAACCCGACGCTGGATTTGTTCTAGCATATCTGCTGGTGCTGCTATGCGTTTTAACATTTGTCTGCCCTCCGTTCCGAGGCGTATTCTTGGTTTCCCATACAGTAACAATCGTGTTGGAATAATAATTAAAAGTTGACGGATGCTTGAATCGTTTTGCTTCACGTTTTCGCTTTCCTTCGTGCATGTCCCTCATGACGTTGATTATGAACTCTACAGGAATAGCAAGGTCGATAAGTGCCTGCATCGCTATACTGTCATTGGACTTAAGCTGCCATTGCCCGATGCAGTGAAGTGTGCAATACGCACTTTCAAGCTTTTGATAGGCTGCTTCCTTTTCTCCAATTGGCTGTATTGGCGGGTACCATTCTTCGCTATCATCCGCGGGAATAGTAATAACAGTATTGTTTTTAATAATGTCTTTACTATTGTCTTTAGGGAGCCTGCGAACCCTTGCTACATAAGGCTTTTTAAGCCCTTGCAGTTCTCGTTTTAATAACCGTCCGGTTATCGTTTTAATAACTGACATGTTATCGTTTTGATAACTGACTGTGATTTTTGGAGGAGGCTTTTCCCTTTGTCGGTTATCATTTTGATAACTCACTTTGTCGATTATCGCTCTACTGCGATCCAAATTATCGCTAATGAGTTTATTGAAGATGTCATCGTTCCAGCCTGCAACCGGGCTGACTTGCCATTTCTCATAGTCTTTATTCACTTCAAAAGCATTGAGGTGTTTATCCCATAGGAGCACCCTGCTGCCGACAAGATAGTTCAACTCTTTTGTTATGTTGGTCTTTCCTACCCCACAAAGCTCAAAAT